GTTCATAACCACCAATAAACAATATGAACAAGACAAAAGCTGCTCCACCAAGTATCATAGCCCATTCATTTAATTCCTCTTCTTTTTGTTTACGCTTGCGTTCTTCGGCGTTGAACATTCTTATGTCATTGGCGTCGTCTGCATCCATTTCTGCTTGACGGGCCTTGATCTTGTTCCATACGTCAATCTTGCCCGTTTGCATAAACAGCATTTTCAATTCTTCTTCAAATGCTCTAGCTTGTTCAAGAGCCATCTCAATCTGAAGTGCGGTTCCCATGTTGGAACCTTTCTTAGATTTTTTAGCTTCAATCAATGCTTTGGTGGCAGTGCTCTTAGCATCGAACATCTTGCCAATCATTGGGGCAAGAGAGCCTAGGTCGTTAGCTACTTTACTAGCTTTTTTGACCATGCTAATTGCAGACTGTATGCCTGCAAGTGCTGTTAATGGGTCTATCATTTTTTGTTACCTTCTTTTTGTTTTTGTTTTTCTTCTTTTTTTCTCCACTCCAAACAAATCACGGTTCTATTATAGACATCCCCACTCCAAGTCCAACGTATACATTCGGGTTTTTGCGCATACATATAAATTGCAAGCACAGTACCAAACATTTTTATCCTTTTTATTAATTTTCTATTGATTTATCTCCTGATACATATTATAATTGCTATATTATTTATGCCTTTAGGAATGTCTCATGAAATTTTATACTAGTGTTAACCAATACGGAAACAATGTGCTTGTACGTGGGGTAAACAATGGACATAAAGTACAAGATAAAGTGCCGTTCAAACCATCATTGTTCGCAAAATCGGCCAATGAATCTAAGTATAAGTCACTTTTTGGTCAACCTCTGGGTGAGATTAAATTCGAAAGTATTAATGAGGCCAAAGATTACGTGTCTAGATATAAAGATGTCGAGAACTTTCCTATTTTCGGCAACACAAACTACGCATATCAATATATATCTTCTGCTTTTAAAGACGATGTAGAATTTGATATTTCTCAAATTAATATTTGGACAATTGACATTGAGACCACTGCCGATCTAGGATTTCCCGATGTTACGAACCCGCAAGAACAGATACTGCTAATCTCTATTCAAGATTATCAAACAAAGCGAGTAACTACTTTTGGTGTGCATGCTTGTGAAAAAGTAAACGACAGACACACATACATTCATTGCGATGACGAAGTTGATCTATTAAAACAATTTGTAGAATATATTAATGAGGATCACCCTCATATTATTACAGGTTGGAATGTGGAATTTTTCGATATTCCATATCTGTGTAATCGAATCTACAAGATGTTGGGTGAAGATTATTTAAAACGAATTTCTCCCTGGAAAGTAGTTAACGAAAAACGAATCACCAGAATGAAAAAAGAAAGCGTTGCTTTTGAAATTTTAGGTATTGCTGTTCTTGACTATTTGGATTTGTATAAAAAGTTTACTTATACTGCGCAAGAAACATATAAATTGGATCACATTGCTAAAGTAGAATTAGGCAGAGAGAAGTTATCTTATGATGAGTTTGATTCTTTTACTGCATTCTACAAAGGCAATTGGCAAAAGTTTGTAGAGTATAACGTCATTGACTGCGAACTTGTAGATCGTCTTGAAGATAAGATGCGTCTTATTGAATTAATTATGACAATGGCGTATGATGCTAAATGTAATTATGTAGATATTTTCTCTGCAGTAAGAACTTGGGATTGTATTCTTTATAATCAGTTGCTCAAGAAAAACATTATTGTTCATCAGCGAGAACACAAAGCGGGTAGAAATATTGCAGGCGCATATGTACAAGAACCAAAACCAGGCAAATATAATTGGGTAGTGTCATTTGATGCGACAAGTTTGTATCCTAGTATTATTATGCAATATAATATGTCGCCGGAAACTCTTGTTAAAGATTCCAAATACTTTGATATACAAATGAAAGATCTTCTTGCAGGCAAAGAGGATACATCTGATCTAACAAATAAAGATTATTGTATAGCGGCAAATGGTAGATGTTTTACCAGAACAAAGCAGGGAGTGTTTCCTGAGATTGTTCAGAAGTTATTCGATGATCGCACACAGTATAAGAAATTAATGTTGGCAGCACAGACCAAGTATGAAGAAACAAAAGATCCTATTTGGCAAAAAGAGATTTCGAAGTATAACAATTTTCAGATGGCTCGAAAGATTCAGATGAATTCATTATTCGGAGCAATGGCAAATGAATTCTTTAGATTTTATGATGACAATATTGCTGAAGGTATTACACTAACAGGACAATATATTATTCAGAAGGTCGGCGTTGCTTTAAATGCTTATTTGAATAAAGTATGTGGTACAACAGATTACAACTATTCGTTCTATTCAGATACAGACTCTTGTTATGTTACCTTTGCTCCTTTAGTTGAGAAGTTTTACAAGAATCAATCACCAGATAAAATTGTAGATATTTTAGATCAAGTGTGTGAAGCAAAGATTCAAGAAGTATTGAACAAAGTCTGTAATGAAATGGCAGACTATACTAATGCATTTGATAAAAAGATTTACTTTAAGCGAGAAGCGATTGCAGAAACAGGTGTATGGGTTGCCAAGAAACGATATGCTCTGAATGTTTATAATAATGAAGGTGTGAAATACGCAGAACCAAAATTGAAAGTCATGGGATTGGAGATTGTTAGGTCATCTACTCCCGAACCTATTAGAGAAGGTCTGCGAAAAGCTGTTAAACTTGCACTGACATCTACAGAAGATAAGATTCAAGAATATATTAGGAACTTTCAAGCAGAATATAGAAAGATGAAACCCGAAGATATATCTTTCCCTAGGGGTGTTAATGGGTTAGATAAATATACTGACAGGGCAAATATATATAAACAAGCAACTCCTATGCACGTTAGGGGAGCTTTGCTCTATAATTTTTATTTAGACAAATATGATTTGAGTAAAAAATATGAGAGAATTAAAGAAGGCGATAAGATCAAATTCATTTATTTAAAAGAACCAAATACCATCGGCGAAAACTGTATAGCTTTTACTAGTGTCATTCCTGCCGAATTTGATTTATTAAAATATGCTGATTATGAGACAATGTTTGAGAAATCATTCTTGGAACCCATGAACACAATTTTAGATGGTATTGGTTGGTCGGCAAAGCCGCAAGCAACTTTAGAAGGATTATTCGGATGAAAAAATTATTACTAACACTCACATTTTTATGTTGTGCATCTTTAGCTTATGCACAAAAGACTCCCAAAGGAGTAACATATGATGCTAAAATTATACGAGCAACAGACGGTGACACTGTAGTCATTTCTGCACCATATTTGCCTCCACCATTAAAGCCTGAATTAGCTGTTCGTATTTTTGGTGTCGACACTCCAGAAAAAGGATTCAGAGGACAATGCGATTCCGAAAAACAAAGAGGAGAAGCAGCTAGCGCATTTACAAAAAATGCAATTGCAAGCACACAGAAACATCAAGTTATATTATACGGCTGGGACAAGTTCGGTGGTAGAATTTTGGGTGATATTATTTTAAACGGAACAAGTTTGCGGTCTGAATTAATTAAAAACGGATTTGCTAGAGAATATTATGGAGATGCAAAACAAAGTTGGTGCAACTAACTATTGACTTTTTGCTATGTTTATTATATAATAATGTATTACTTAAGGAGATACAATGTCTTTACTTGACAAATTGAAAAAGAATTCTACAATCAAAGAAACGGAAGTTCTTAATAAATCAAAGTTCTTTAATAAAAAGGACATGATTCAGACAACCGTTCCGATGATTAATGTTGCCCTTTCGGGTAGTTTAGAAGGTGGTTTAACACCTGGACTTACTGTCTTTGCCGGTCCGTCTAAACATTTTAAAACAGCGTTCTCGTTGTTATTGGCGAAGTCTTATTTGGACAAATATGAAGATGCTATTGTATTATTTTATGACTCTGAGTTTGGTAGTCCTCAGTCTTATTTTGATTCTTTCGGGATCGATACCAATCGAGTACTTCACACACCCATCACGGACATAGAGCAACTAAAATTTGATGCTATGTCTCAGATTAATAATATTGAACGTGGCGATCATGTCATTATCATCATTGACTCTGTAGGCAATTTGGCTTCTAAGAAAGAAGTTGAAGATGCACTTGAAGGCAAATCTGTTGCAGATATGACTCGGGCTAAACAGATGAAATCTTTGTTTAGAATGGTTACACCTCACTTGACAATCAAAGACATTCCAATGATTGTTGTTAATCATACCTATTCTGAAATGGGATTGTTCCCTAAACAGATTGTATCTGGTGGCACAGGCATTTATTATTCTGCAGACAATATCTTTATTATTGGTCGTCAACAAGAAAAAGATGGCACCAATATTATTGGTTATAACTTTATTATTAATGTTGAGAAGTCTAGGTTTGTTCGAGAGAAATCTAAAATTCCAATCGAAGTAACATTCGAAGGTGGTATTAGTACTTGGTCTGGTCTTTTAGATGTTGCACTTGAAGGTGGGTTTGTTGTTAAACCATCTAATGGCTGGTACTCTAAGAAAGGCGAAGAACAAAAGATTCGCTTGAAAGAAACATACACTAAAGAGTTCTGGATGCCAATAATAACTTCTAAAGAGTTTAGAGAGTTTATTGAAGGACGCTATAAGATGGCAAGTAATGATATGATGATAAACGACATGGACCAAGTTTCAATTGCGGAGGAGTTTGAGAATGCTAGTGAAGTATGAACCCTGGGTAATTAACGATAAAGATAACGCTCTTTGGGGCGTAAAAATTCTTGAAGGTGAGTTCTTAGGAACAGCAATTGCCTTCAATGATTTTGATATGAAGGATGCGTCGGAACAATTGGTGTTAGACTACACCGTGTTTCAGGCACCTGAAGGCAAAAAAGCTGAAGACATTGAAGGTCCAGAATTTGATAAGACCTTAAATTTAGTTGTGATGGATATTTTAGAGAAAGCACTTAATGACTTCGAAGATCGAAAACGTAATTCTACAGAATCTAGCGAATGACGATGTATTCATGAGAAAAGTAATCCCGTTCTTAAAGCGGGATTACTTTATAGATAGCACAGATAAAATTGTGTATGATAAAATTAAAAGCTTTATTGACGAATACAATTCTATTCCGAGTAAAGATGCACTAACGATTGCGGCACAAAACGACAAATCGTTGAGTGAGGATCAATATAAAGAAGTTGTAGAAGCAATTCACAACTTAGATCCTACGGAACATAATAAAGATTGGTTATATAAAGAAACTGAAAAGTTCTGCAAAGACAAAGCAATTTATAATGCAATCCTCTCATCCATTGCTATCATTGATGGTAGAGATAAAGGAAAGTCTGAAGATGGTATTCCGCAATTATTGCAGGATGCGCTAGGAGTGTGTTTTGACAACAATGTTGGTCATGATTATATTGATAGTGCAGATAAGCGATATGAATATTATCACAGGGTTGAAACAAGAGTTCCTTTTGATTTAGATTATTTTAACAAGATTACAAATGGCGGTATGCCTAATAAGACACTGAATGTTTGTCTTGCAGGTACAGGTGTCGGCAAGTCTTTGTTTATGTGTCACGTTGCGGCATCTGTTTTGGCTCAGAACAAAAATGTTTTGTATATTACTTTAGAGATGGCTGAAGAAAGAATTGCAGAACGTATTGATGCTAATCTAATGAACATCACTATGGATCAGCTCAAAGATTTACCCAAAGCAATTTTTGATAGCAGGATTGAAAAGATTAGAGGCAAGACTGAGGGTACTTTAATTATTAAAGAGTATCCTACAACTGGCGCGCACACTGGACATTTTAAGGCCCTGTTAAACGAATTACAACTTAAGAAACAATTTAAGCCAGACATCATTATTATTGATTATTTAAATATTTGTGCAAGTTCTAGATTCAAAGCAGGATCAAATATTAATTCTTATACGTTAATTAAATCTATTGCTGAAGAACTTCGTGGGTTGGCGGTTGAAGAGAATCTTCCCATTTTATCAGCAACACAGACAACTCGTAGTGGCTATGGTAATACAGATGTGGAACTAACAGATACATCCGAATCGTTCGGTTTGCCTGCAACTGTTGACTTTATGTTTGCTTTGATTTCAACTGAAGAATTAGAGCAAATGAATCAGCTCATGGTTAAGCAATTAAAGAATAGATATAATGATCCAACATTGTATAAACGATTCGTTATTGGTGTAGATAGAGCAAAGATGAAGTTATATGATTTAGAACAATCTGCTCAGAAAAATATTATGGATTCGGGAATGAAAGAAGAACAACCAAAGTGGGCGTCGTCAAACACACCCAGGAAATCATTTGAAAAAGCAACAAGAGATTTTACTAAAATAAGGGTATAAAATGCAAAAACTAACAGGCACTCTTTTATCATCTACAAGACTAAAAAATAAACCATTGCCGGAAGTTGATCAAATTGATTCACCCATACCTATGAATGTTCTTGATATGTTTCCAAAGGCAAAAAAAACTACTAGAGTAGAAGGTGGTCTACAGGATGCAACGATTGCAGAAATCAGAAAACAAGCATTTTTGAAATCAATATTAGAAACAAAGTGACATAAATAATATTGTAAATTATCAGAAAGGTAATGATATGATAGTTAGTGTAAGAGGAGCTAAAGATAGTCAACTAACAAAGATGCTGAAATTAGCAGCACATTCATTTGCCGATAAATTACTGTCACCGCAATTGTCTAAAAATATAACCGTGCAGGTTAGAATAAGAGAAAAAGGACAAATCAACGCCGGTGGATTCTGCGAAATGGATGAAGATACGTTAGTATCTCCTAGATCTTTTAACATTGACATTAGCAGAGCAAAAAAGAAAATACATATG